TTAAGTTTTTGTACTCTTTCTAATCCTTTCACAACAGGAGTTACATTTTCTTTTTTACGATAATCAGAAGTAGTCGTATAAGTAGTGCTGCTTGTAGTTGTAATTCTTCCTGCAATTGAACCATTTTTACCAAAAAGTATTTGGTCTACTGAAGCTGTATCATCTCTATCTAGGTTTATGTATCCTCTACCAATTTCTGTGGAATTGGTATCACCTACAACACCTGGACCTACAACAGCGGTGCGTCCTATCACTAACTCTCCATTAACAGCAATACGCATTCTTTCTGCGTTGTTTACATAAAAAAGCGAAGCATCTACAGCGTTATCGTAAAAGAAACCACCTACAAAGTTATCTGCTTGGTCACCAATCCAAACACCACCTAAGTTTCCATTTCCTGAAATACATTGTAAATAAGCATTACCAGAAGCATTATTTATAGATAATTTTTCCGCAGGACTCGTAGTTCCTATGCCTACATTGCCAGTCTCACTAATATGCAACCTAGATACAGTAGACCATTGTGCATCTGCTGAACCACCACTACCATCAAAGGTAAAGAAATTTATATCTCCAGATGTCATTTGCATACCACTTGCTGCACCACCCCCGTCAAAATAAAAATTATTTCCGCTACCTACATAAGCATTATTTAAAAAATGTGTGGCACTTCCATTTCCTCCACCACTATCTTGCAAAGTTGCTCCACCTACTTTTAATCCTTTGTAAGATGAAGAACCCATATTATTAAAATCAGTAGTTCCTATGCCTACGTTTCCAGAAGAATCAATACGCATGGCTTCTGTTTCAACTCCGCTTGCCGCATATCTAAAAGCCAAGCTGTGACTGTCAGAGGATGAACTACCAGAGGTTATGTAACCTACTCCGCTTTCAGTTCCTAAACCTAAATATTCAGTAGTAGTATCTGCTCCTGTTATTAACACTATATTCTTTGCATCACTACCATTATGAACGTGTGTTTTAACTAAAGGACTCGTAGTTCCTATGCCTACTTTTCCGTCAGAAGCAATACGCATGCGTTCTGTTGCGTTTGTACCAAAAATCATTTCGGCATTTTCATAGTTCCATATATAAGCCTTTGCGTTTGCGCTTGAGTCTAATGAAACTAACAAACCATCACTAGTTGTACTTCCAGAGTTAGTTGTTTGTAGTCTTAATTGTGTTTCAGAACCCCCATCTAAATCTAAAATGCTTCTAGGCGAACTAGTGCCAATCCCCACATTTTCAGAACTATCAATAGTTATAGCAGTCGCATCTGCGTTATCGTCTATGCCTGTAGATGTAAACGTAGTAAATGTTCCAGCAGCAGCAGTAGTGCCACCAATAACAGAACTGTCAATAACAGCTCCATCTAAGTTGATTGCTACCGATGTACCAGTACCGCTAAATATTGCGTCAACCGCATCCAGGTCGGCATTTATTTTAGTTCCCCAAGTATCTGTCGATGCTCCGACTTCTGGTTTAGTTAAGTTTAAATTAGTAGTAAATGTATCTGCCATAATTCTTTTCCTTTAAGCTGCTTCGTCTTTGCTTAATTTAGTCCAAGTTGTAGAAGGATTAGATTGGTTAGTCCATTCTGTCGTAACCGTCTGATCTGTCCAAGTATCAGCCTGAACTGTTTGCTCAGACCATTTTAGCCCACCAATAGCAGAAAAACTACTGCTTTGTGCTATTGCAGAAGAACCTCTGTCTATTTGATGTCCAACCGCAGTCAATCCTGATACTCCAGCACTTATAGCTGCACCAGATACAGTAAATCTACCTGTAGCGGTCATGTTGGAAATAGCGGGGCCTAACACTACACCACGATCTATTTGATGTCCTGTAGCTGTCATGCTAGAGCTTGCCGATATTGTGGAAGCTCCTAAGTCTATTTGTGTACCAATAGCAGCCATGCTACTGGTAGCAGCAATCGTAGCTACACCATCAAGTATGAGTGAACTATCTGCGGTAAGTCCTGAAGTTGCAGCGATTGTAGATGCGCCTGTAATGACAAATCTACCTGTTGCGGTGAATCCTGAAGTGCCAGCTGGTGTAGCAGCACCCGTGATAACAAAACGACCTACAGCGGTTACTGAAGATGTTTGTGCTATTGCAGCTGCGCCAAAGTGATAAACGGGAGTACCGTAATCAGCCTTCCCGTATGTATATTGACCGTAGCCTATTGAGGCCATGGTGTTATGCTAACGTAATATCTAAATCGCCAGCGTCAAATCTGAATACGTCTCCAGAAGATACAGTCTTAGAAGCAGTCAAGTTTGCGTATGCAAGTAAGTTACCGCTTGTAAGAGCATCCATAATACCAACCGCAACTACAGTTCCATAATCAGCTGTAGCTGTAGGGTATTCAACAGCAGCAGCGTTTGTTGCTGTTGTTGGATCAGTACCAGATACGTTAAAGGTAGAGGTTTGTCTTGCGTATGAACCACCACTTACTTCAGTACCACCACCAGTATCGGTAGGTGCTACTGTATACAAAGCAACATAATGTGTTCCTGGTGCTGTGTAAGCATTGCCACCAAATACATGGTCTAATACTTTGTCTTCTAAATAATCACTAAATCCAGCCATAATAACTCCTAATTATTATTCCAATAATAAATGTTTTTCCTAGCTTTGCCATAAGTTCTTCTTCTCTGTAACAGAGAACCTTTACCAAACTCAGCTCTTTCTTGTTCAAGTCGCATTTCTTCTAATGCTTTTTCAAACTGAGCAGTAAACAATGGCACTCGCTCATCTTCCATTAAAAAGATTGATGCGTGTTTTAAAGCTCCATATAAATAAACGTCTGGGTGTCCTGTAGACACAAAGTTCGTTGTATTAGAATCGCTGAGTGCATCAATCGATCCATAGTATGTTAATTGTAATGTATAACTAGTGTCTGGTGTAGGGGCAAGTTCAATAGAATCATCAACCAAAGCAAAATAGATTGGTTGTCCCGCTACATTATTGTTTGATTGTCTATAAACATCTAGTGATTCAATAGATTGTTGAAATAAAGGTCTAAAGTTATTAGATGTTATTTCTACGTTTATAGCTTCCATCCAATCAGATGGTACAGATAAATATTGTGAGTCAGCAGTAGCAGTTGCTCTCTTAATCATATCTTTAGTTCGTAACCTACGATTAAGTTCGCCTTCTGTGTTATCAATAAACATATCTATATCAGATGTTAAGTCTGATCTGTTTAGATAACTTGCTATATTTGTTTTTAATTCAGCATACGTCATACCTTACCGCCCCATGTTCTAAATAATTTGTTGTCTGGATCGTTGAGCCATCGTTTCCATTTCTTGTCATCTTTTGCCCAACCTTCTCGTAAAGCCTTTTGGTATATTACCATAGGCACTTCTGCGACATGACGAAAATCTTTACCTGGTTTATGTTCTGCTAATGTTTTGCAATGCTGTATTACAGGTGCGACATTTTGTTTGGTGTGATAAACAACCTTATCATCTTCGGTTGCAAATTCATGTGAGTAGTTAATCTTACTGTCAATTAAAGTTCTTTTAGCCATAACTATTAAATTTTAACACTATTCATAAAAAAAAGGGGCTAAAACCAAAGTTCTAGCCCCTTTCATTTAAGCTCTTAAGATACGCTTAAGTCTGCAACTACACCATGAGCAGCTTCGTTGCTCACTTCTAGTCCATACTCAACTACGATCATCTTAGTTTCAGCATCACCTATTGTTGCTATGTCGATAGTATCGAAGCTTCTTAGGTAAGAAACTTTAGCAAATTCAGGATCAACTAATAGAAGTGATCTTTCTCTTGATCTGTTTGATGGAACTATTTTTAGTTCACCAAAGTCAGATGAATAGATAGATACTGAAGCTTCTACAGTATTAGCATCAACCATTTGTCTAGCTTGCGATCTTCCTGTGAAACCAGAAATTACTTGCTTGTTGTGAGGGCCACAAATAGCAAGATTTGGTTCTGCACCACTAGCAAACATTAACTCAAGAACGTCTTTCAGAAGTGTTTCTGTAAGTGCTCTTTGAGTACCGTCTGTTGGAGCAGCTCCGCCACCTGTAGACGCACCACTAGTTCCTCTTGAATCATTAGTTGTGATCCAAGATTCGAAACCACCAGTTTGTCTTCCAGTAGTAGCGTCACCAGTTGTTTTAGCACCTTTTTGACATAGAGCTTCTTCCATATCTCTTTTTAGTGCTTTAGCCATGATAGCTAGTTGGTGTGCCATTTCTGATCTCTTACCAGCTGCATCTGAAGCATCTTGCGATCCTGTTACAGTTGCATCTCTGTATGAGATTTGACATACATTACTAACTCTTGCAGTAGCGGTAGAGGCAGCTCTTGAAAGTTCAAAACCTTCAAGTTGACCAGTTCCACTAGGAGTTGGTAATGATTCAGTTTGCCAATCAAAAACTACGTTTTTAACGTTTCTTGTTCCGATTGAGGACATAAACGGAGTTTGCATTGGAGAGATGTTGTAAATGATATTACTTAAATCTTCTCTATCAGCTGTGGCCGTATATGTGTCAAAAGCATTAGTTACTTTAGCCATAATATATTCCTTTAAATTACTTTAATATTTGTTCAAAAACTTTAGCAGCATCTTGGACTTTGCCAGATTTTGCTAAAACCTGTTTTGCTTTTTTCACAGGGGCTACTGATTTTGGTCGGTTCGTTGTACCAGGTCTTGCAACACGAGCTTTCGCTTTCTGCGTTGGTTTCTTCCTTACAGCCTCAACAGTTTTACTGTTAAGCCATGCATTTCTTAAACCAAGTAATGCTCGGTAGTCGTATACAGAATCCATCTCTTGAGGTGAATACCCCAAGACGTTAATGCCATATTCACGAATCGCTAGCTTTTCCTGTTGCGCTGTCTCAGGATTTTGCCATTCTGGTACGATTTCCAAAAGTCTTTGCTGTCCTTCTTGCACCATCTGTGCATATTGCTGTTGCTGTTGAGTAAACGCTTCTTGTTGAAGCCTTTGCTGTTCAGCTTGAGCAGCAGCTAATTTCTCTTTTCTATCATCCCAGAGTTGCTTTTCACGAACATAACCTACGGGATCATCTTCATACAACTGGTTCCAATCTGGCTCGTTGCCTAATTCGCCCGATATTTGGGCTTCCATCTTCGGTAACAGCTGTGCATAAATAGCATCTCTTTCCGCTAACTCCCTCTGCTGTTGCTCAATAGTTTTTCTTTGTTGAGACAGCTCTTGAGTTTTGCGAGTGTAATCTTGCTGACGCGAATATCCGTTTTGGAGTTCCTCAAGCGTGACCTCTACTTCTTGTCCATCAACTCGGATGGTATATAAAGCGGGTTGCTCTTGTTCTTCTTCAACCTCTAATTGTTCTTCGTCATCAATTTCGTCATCGTATTCAAAGTCCTCTTCTTCTTCAGCTTCTTCTAATTGAAGTTCAGCTGCTTCAGGGAGTTCTTCTTCCTCAATGACATCTACTTCTGTTTGTTCTGTCTCTACAACTTTTTCCTCTTCAGGAGTTAAGAAACTTTCAAAAGCGAAAGTAGTGTTCTCTAAGTCTGTTTGTAGGGCAGTCGGTTTTCCGTTGTTGCTCATATATAAATACTCCTTATATGTATTTATAAGTATTTTATATGAATTTTTGGGAAAAAGGAAAGTCTTAACCGATGTTACGAACTTTATTTATATTAGCTCTGGTTAGCTTACCTTTTTCTGCAATGATACGCAGATGCTTTTCTACTTCTGGTATTAACAATATAGACTTGTGTAAACCTTCTCTAGCCTGAATATCTTCAGGTCTTCTGGAATTAATCCATGCTTGCATGTATTCGCTTTTAAGGTTTTGTAGTGCTTCTTGAAAAACGTCTGATTCAAGTATTCTTTCAGCTTCAGCTGCTTTAACAACTTCTTCGTGTGTAGGCATTAGAGTGTTCCTAGTAGTGCTCTTGGACTTCCCTGTCTTATGGGTGAAACAATATTATCAATACTCAAAACTGGGTTAGTAGGACTCATTCCTAAATTAACCATGGGTTGTTGCATTACAGGAGGATTAACCATAGGTAATGTCGGTATTGAAAGTGTTTGTGGTATCTGTGGTAACTGAAAAGGTATTTCTGGTATTTGAGCTGGAACTAGGTTTTCAAGCATAGGCAAACCTAAGTTCATTGGCAAATCAACCATTGGTGTAGGTGCTTCCATTACAGGAGGCACTATAGGCATAGAAGGCAAAACAGGTTGTCTTTCTTGAATAATCTCAGGCAACACAGGAGGTGTTATGGGTGTAGAAACTACTGGAGCTGCTACTGGTTGTGGTGTTGCTACTGGTGTAGGCAAGTTTTCTATAGCTTGTTGTACATCAATATCTTTTAACAACTCATCTATATCTATGTTTAAAGGCAATGGACTTCCCATAACCGATGGTGCTGGCATCCTTATTGGTTCACCTTCAAATGTAGTTCCAGCTGGCATTGGTGTTCCCGCTCCCATTGGCAAACCTAATTCTGCTCCTGTCATTCCAACAGAAGGGTCTTGTACGCTTGGAAAGAAAGTTGGTGGTTCTGGTACTGGTTGACCAACAACAGGCCTAGATTCAAAAGGTGTAGCTCCTTCTGCAAGATAACCCATAGGTTGATCTGGAGAAAAACTCATACCAGGTGCTACTACTTGTTCAAAAGGCATACCTCCCGCTATTTGTTGTGCATAGGCTTGACCGCTTAGTAAACCACCGCCCGCTCCGCCTACTCCACCTAATCCACCAGTACCGCCAAAAGCAGCACCGCTTTCATAGAAAGTATTTCTAGCTTGGTTTCTTGAGGTTGGTTCTAAGTAGGTGTATGGCTTTGCAGAATCAGGTACACGACTCCATCCTTCTGTGGTTTGTCCTTCTTCTCCAGTTACAGGATCAAACCAAAAGAAATTCATAGAATTAATATATTCTCCGCCTAATGCTCTTCTGCCTATATCGCTGTATGCGTATGGATCGTATGTTGGTTCTGCCATATTAATTCGTTATTAGTTTATCTATTTTAGCATCAAGTTTATCTATTTTATCTATTAATCGTTGAAACTCAATGGTGTGTTCATTTCTTGTTAGATACTCTCTAGCTACTTCTTCTCGTGTTCTGTTAATCAAAATGTTTTGTCTTTGTAGTTCTGAAGCGTGAGTCTTAAGCGTATAAAAGATTGGTGCAAATACCAAACTAATTATTATGTTCCAAAACAACATTCCATCCATGATTAGCTCAGTTTATCCCACTCTTTCCCTTGAAACAAATTTGCTTCTGCTTCTCTGCGTTTAACCAAGCCACCTAAAATAACACCGCCAGCTTTGTTCCATCTTTTTATTTGCTCTGGAACACCGTTATAGTCTTCTTCATTTAGAACTTTAAGTAACGTAGATTTCTTAAGGTTTGTAGGGCCTAAGTTATATACCCAACATACCAAAGCATCAAATTGACATTGTTCTAATGGCACTTCTACAAGATCATTAATATAGCCTTCATACTCAATCATTTCTTCTTGTAGCATATATTCGGCTTCTTCTTGATTAATCTTGTCGCCTTCTTTTACATCTTTAGTATGACCATACCCTATAGTCCAAACGTCTACAGAATCTTGATAGGCTTCTAAACGACAACCTTCGTAAGACTTAATTAAAGATATGCCTTCTTCAGATATTTGCATTGTTTCTTTACCCTCTCCGTACCAATTCCATCTACCGCTTTTACTTGTCATCACCAGAGTGTGATGCTCCAAAGTAAAAACTAATAATAGCTGATGCTAAACCACCAAGATATCCGAGCACCAGATTGACTAAAGCCTCTGAATTCTGTTCGGGGGGCTGAATGGTGATAAGAAAGATATAACCTAGAAAGCCACCTAATGTAGCAATACCTATAATTCTAGTTGTCCAATCTTTAGAAAAAGTCTTTCTAGCATCTTGAGTATCTTGTACTTCTAGTTTAAATACATCTACCTCTAGTTCTTTCATTTGTATTTCAAACTCTGTTTCAGCTTTTTTAAGCTGAAGCATTTGTTCAGGCGTGGCATTGTCTATGGCTTTTTGTATTTCTTTAGGTTCGTTCTTACAACCTAATACATCTGCAATCATATTTGCAGCCATACCACCCATAGGCCCACCCAATGCTGTACCTAGTGTTGGAGCTACTGATCCAACTAAATTTTTAAGTAGTGCTTTCATCTTTTTTATCTTTCCTTTGATCCAAAATAAACTTCCAAAAGGCAGCGGTTTGTTTGCGCTTGTCTTCTGCTGTTGCCTTTTTTTTAGGCATTATTTTTTCTTTTTATATACGGTTTTTTTAACTTTTCTTTTTGGTGGTCTACCAACTTTACTTCCGTATGTTCCTTTACCTCTTGGCATGATTTCTCCTTATATTGTGTAAATTTGCAAAGGCTTTTCTTTACCTTTTACTTGTAATGGTTCTAATAATTTTAACTCATAATCAGACTTTATGGCAGTATTGTAGCCAATTAATAAATCTACCCCAGCATCTTTAGTACCACTTTCTAGTCTAGCCCCTGTGTTTACTGCATCTCCTATAGCTGTGTAATCAAACCTTTGTTCACTACCCATGTTGCCAATAACTGCATAACCAGTATTAATCCCTATACCAATAGCCACAGGTGGTAAGTTTTTTTCTGCCATCTCTATGTTTAAATCTTCCATATTTTTTTGTATGTCTATAGCACAGTCTATGGCTTTGTTTTCGTGAAAGTCTTGATCTAATGGTGCGTTAAATATTGCCATCATTGCATCACCAATGTATTTATCTACCATACCGCCATGTTTCTGAACTGCAGATTGTTGTGCAGTCAGAGCTTTATTCATAATGTAAGTTACTTGTTCAGGTTCAAGGGTTTCTGACATTGAGGTGAATCCCCTAACGTCAGTAAATAAAAAGGTAGCATATCGTTTTTCTCCCCCTAGCTTTAACAAACCAGGATTGTCTTGTAATTGTTTAACTTGTCTAGGATCAAGATAATGTTCAAATTGTTTCTTGATCTGTTGTCTTAGTTTATATTGTTCTCTAAATCTTAGATAGAAGGCTGTAGATGCAGTTATAAACTCTGCAATTAAAGTCCATGTTACATCTATTAAAATACCTTGTTGTACTGTCCAATAGCCATAAACACCCGTAGCGGTCATTATTACTAATGCAGTAGATACTCCCAAGGTTATACCTAAAAGATTCAATACAGACCATATAAGAATTATAGAAATAGTTAGTATTAATAGTTCTACAGATAAAGCATAGTCAGGTATATATGGACTGTCTTGTATCAATATAGATTCTGCTAGTGCTGCTTGTATTTTGTGTGGTTCTAGCAAACCAGCTGGTGTAGATAGTTGTGGCATTACACCATTAGCTGTAACTCCTACAATAACAAACCTATCTTTTACATCCATTTCTTGTAATGTTGTAGATGGTGTATCAACCCAACTAATCCATTTACGACCTAGTGAATCTACAGGAACAGAAGGTAAACCTCTAACCCGTATTTCTTCCAATCCATTCTCATTTGTTTTAATGACATAAGTATCTGCTTCGGCTAAGACTTTTAATATTTGTGTCCCAAAAGCGGGTGTCCAACCATCGGGTGTACGCATTAATAATGGCAGTCTTCTTGTTAAACCATCTACGTCTATAGGTGCAGACGATATACCTTGATAGGCATTGTTTTTAAGTATGTCTATATTTTGTGTAGAGCCTTTTAACATAACACCACCCACATCATCACCAAGAATAACCGTGCCTGTTGTTTGTGGATATTTCTGATTATCTGTTTCAAACATAGCAATCACACTAGGATATAAACCAAGTACATCGGCAAAGTCTTCATCACCGCCAAAACGATCTGGTTCACTAAATGCTATAACGTAGCCAACACCCATAGCACCACGATGTAATAAGTCCATGTGTATTTCTGTCAATATTTGACGAGGAAAAGGCCACCCTCCTTCTTCTTGTACGTCTTGTTCTGTAATGTCTAGTGTTACAAATAGATTGGATGTAGGTTGTTCTTTTACCCAAACATCAAAAACTTTTAGTTTTAGTATTTCTAGTGGTGTTAGTTGGTATATAAGAGGTAGGGTAAGTAATGCCAATAAACTTAATAACTGTAACTTCTTCATCCCGATCCTTGCTTAATTGTTATTGTTGTTGACGAACCACCATTAATTTTAACTGTATTTGTTACACCGTCTTGTATCAGTATAACTGTATAACTGCCTGAACCGTCTAAATTTAACTTTGCGCTTTGGCTGACTGATCTGGTTAAACTAATGTTTTGACCAGATACTATTGTTGTTATTTGTGTGTCTTTATCTTGACCTATCTCTGTACCAGCAATACGAATACCCACACCACCTTGTTTAAGTGCATCTTCTTCTTTGGATATAGCTAGTGCATCTAGTACGTTAAGCAAGTCTTCTAAAAAGTTTACATCTAAATAGTTTATATCTAGTTCTGTAAACTCTAACTCTTCTTCTGCATCCAAGAAATCTTCGTTTAGATAATCTATATCTAAGTCGTTAAAATCTAAATAGTCAGCAGATGCTTGCGTTTGTGTTTCTTCTATTTGTTGTTCTACTTCTTGAGGTGGATTAACTATCAACATATTGTCTATAAGGTCTAACGATATATCTAAAGTGACTGGTTTAGTTGGATTGTTCTCAAATACAGATACCGTAGTAGCCTGGTATGGTTTGTTTAATGTCACACTACCCATAGCTGTAGCTACTATTATTTCACCACTAGATATGCCATTTTCATCTGGTAATAATATGACTAAACTTCTGCCTAGTTCGTCTACCGTACAAGTAAAGTCTGTACCACGAATAGCAATGTTAGCTGTCGGTGTGCGTATAGATATGTTGCTTTTGTTGTTAAATTTACCAGTAATAAAACGTGCAGTACCGCTAGCAAACTTAAGTGCCATCTTAGATTTAGATGGGTCTGGGTCGTAGATATATTCATCTATAACTAACTTAGAGTGTTCCGTTAGTTTGACTGTAGAGTCGTCTTCAAAGGTTATAGCAACTCTGCCCGCTTCTGTGCGAACATCATCCATTTGTTGTATGTTGAACTTGAGTTCGGCTCCGTAAGCTTTGTCTCTAAGGACTTGTGCGTTACCTCTAACTTCAGAGATAGAGCCTATCTCAACAGACGAAGCTAGTAGTTGCGTCTGACTGAGTAACACAGACAGTACCGCTAGACCCAACAGATGTAATCTTAAGCCAATCATTATCAGATGTAGATTCCTGATCTATGTTAAATGTTCTTGTACTACCAGTATGATCTAAGTAGAAGTAGCCACCCGCATAACCATCGCCATCGTAGGTGACAACATTATCGTCTCCATCAATGTCCATATAGTTAGTAGCACCATCTACATCTATAGATGCAGTAATGTTATTACCACCACCTTGCACAGTCCAATCTAAATCTAGGTTTGCTGCTAGAGCAGTCATGGCATGATTCAAAGTCATGGTGTTGGTATTGCCTGTGACTTGTACGTTTACATTAGAACCATCAGCTCCAGTAGCGTTGGTTTCATCTGTAGACATATTAAATGTGTTGGTATCCCCTATGAACGAGAAGTAACCTGTGTAGGTATCTGCCCATATATCGCCAAGGAATTTGTTTGTTGAACCTTTCTGCAATATATCCAAGGTCATAGTTGCACCATCAATATCTAATGCAGTCATAGAACCAGCTGAAGCGTCAGCACCACCAATAATGTTACCACTACCACCCACTTGT